GAATGAGGTTGATGTTTCTGGCAAAAACTTTTCTCTGCTTGGTTTGATGAATTGTATGCTCCGTGCTCTAGGTATAGTTCTTATTCATACACAGTCACGTGATTTTGATCAAGAGGTGATGAATGCCTTTTGCATTGCTTGGGCATCCATTCCTAATCGTGAAGCGGCATACTACCCTAATTGGGTTCCGTGTCCACTTTATGATACTATTGATTCATTCACCGTCCCTGTATTGTATTTTACCGTATTGGCACCTAATGCCTTGCGGGCTGTTCAAGAACCTGATGAAGTCGGTTTCTCGACACTCCTGAATCAGTTTAGATTCACTAGCTATGGGATAACTTATGATCACAACACACCAACTTTGTTTGATCAGGGTACCTATGTTGCTGGTAGATTCAATTGTTCGGTTGAGCCTGTTGAGTATACTGAAAATCATCTTCGATCTTTTGATCCCTTCTGGATTAGTTTAGTCATTAATACCACTGTCCCTACGGTAAGTATCACAGCACTAGCAACTGTTGCTGGTGTTTCACAGCCCCCTATCAGTGAGTTATCATACACTGGTCTTTTGCCTTCTCCTGGTCAGGTCGTTACGTTTACTTTTAGAAATCGCGATGGTACATTCGTTGTGCCTGCTGGTGATACTGTTAGTTGGCGTATCGTTGGTGCTTCCGTTGGTATTTATCATATTGAGAGTGATAATTTCTTAAATTTGGGAGTTGCTGTTGTTGGTGCTTCTTACAACAAAAGATTATATTCTCGCATCGATCTTGCTGACACGTTGTCAGAAGTTATTGATGAGGAACCTATGACTTTCAATAAGTTGTTGCTTCCTCCAGTGACACAATCTGATATTGTCCAGATGGATGCCAAGAGTGTTTCAGGTTTGTTGAAGGGTGATCATGAGCTTGGTGGTGCTGGCACCTTCTCTGGTGTTTACCAGGCCAATGCTATTTGGGAACCTGTATTTAATTTACAAAGTGCCTCTAACTTTAATAAGTGCGTTATGGTTATACAGGACACAGATCTAAGTGACCTCACCAATCCCAACACTGGTTGGTTTGATTCGTTTGATAGACACTTTGGTTGGGGTGTAGTCAACATGCAAAGCGTGCCTTGGGCCGCTGCACCTTTCATCGTGATTAACCGTACCGATGAACAGGTACCTGGTGTTAACTCTATCGTTGGTGCTTATAGCACTGGATGCCAGGTTAAAGAACCATTGTCGGTTGACGTCGCTATGGCTTTGAGTTCTAGATTACCTCATGGATTTTCTTCTAGTAATGCACCACACGCGAAGTTGTTTCCACGAGTGCGTAATGCGCTCGCTTCGATTCCTCGCATCATTGCTAGTGCCACCAA